ACAGTAGCAGATGGTATAACTGTATCAGGTGGTGGTATAGATATCACAGGAGCAGCTAACGTATCAAGTACTTTAGGTGTTGATGGAGTAGTTGATATAGATGACAGTACAAACAGTACATCTAATACAACAGGTTCATTGATAACAGCTGGTGGTGTTGGTATTGCTAAGTCTGCAACAATTGGTGAAAACTTAACAGTACATGGAGACATATCTGGTAATGATATGACTCTTACTGGTAACTTAACTGTTCAAGGAACGACAACAACAGTACAAAGTACTACAGTAAATATTAATGATAACATGTTATCTCTTGCAGATAACCAGACTGGCACAGATACAGATGCAGTAGACATAGGTTTCTATGGAAACTTTGATGCTGGTGGTACAGATAAGTATTCTGGTTTATTCAGAGACAAATCTCACTCAGCTAAAGCATTCGTATTTGTAGAAGGCATTACAACAGAGCCTGCTGGTGAGGTAACTTATACAGCTGCTAGCTCAGGTAGTACAGGAAGTCTAGCACAAGTTGATGCAATCATTGACGGTGGTACTTACTAAATAATTTTATAAAGCCTCTTATATAAGGGGCTATAAACTCAGCGTATATACGCAATAGATGAGGAGCTAAATGGCATCAGTAATAAAGATCAAGCGTAGTGCAACGTCTGGCAATCCGCCAACTAACGCACAACTATTAGACGGAGAATTAGCGATCAACACCGCTGATGGTGTCCTATACTCTGCAAATAGTACAGCGGTCTTTGAAGTAGGTGCTAATTTATCTTCTCTAACAGTTAATGCAATGGCCTTTCCATCAGAAGATGGAGGATCAGGTCAGATACTCAAAACATATGGTAACGGTACACTCTTCTGGACTAATGAAGCCGGTGCAGCAGGGTTCTCTGCTTTTACCTTATATGAGTTTGTAGCCAGTACTAACCAAACTAACTTTGCAGGTAATGATGATAATGGAGAAAGTTTAGGTTATAAAACTGGTGGTGGAAATATTCAAGTATATCTAAATGGTATCTTACTTGAAAGCGGAGAGGATTATACAGCAACAAATGGTGCTAACGTAATCTTAACACAAGCAGCATCTAATAATGACTTATTGCAAATACATTCATATGGTATTGCAACAACTGGTAACATAACAATTGCAGCAAATAATAATGTAGGTATAGGTAATGCTTCGCCTGCTCATACATTTTCTGTAAATGGTAATAGTTTCTTCCAAGCTAATGTTACGGTAAATAATACATTACTAGATGGAGATAACAGAGCATTCAAAGTTTATTATGCTAATGGTGACGTAGCGTGGGGATAACAAATGGCAAGTAAAGGAAGACATTTAGCATCATTAATGACAGACGCATCAAGAGGTGTAGACCTTGGAAATGTAAATGCTAAAGTTAAACAAACTAATATGCAACTTGGTGGAACAAGACTAGGTGCAAGTACATCTGATGACTTATTGGTAGCAAATACTACTTCAGATAAAGTTGGTATACAGACTACAAATCCACAAGCAACACTAGATGTTGAGGGAGATGTAAGAGTAGGAACTGACTTGGAAGATAATACTGGAAGAATATTTAAAGTGTATTATGCCAATGGCGACATAAGCTGGGGAGAATAAATAATAATATGAGTAGACCAACTAGCAAAGCTACCTTCAAAGAACATTGCCTTCGTAGGTTAGGTAAACCTGTAATCGAAATAAATGTTGATGAAGACCAAATAGATGACAGAGTAGATGAAGCATTAGACTATTATATGGACTATCACTTTGATGCGATAGAACATACTTACTACAAACATGTCGTTACAGCAGATGACAAAACAAACAAATACTTTACTGTTCCAGAGAACATAGTTGGTGTTGTTGATCTATTTGATATAGGTGATGCATTGTCTACAAATAACCTCTTTAATATCCGTTATCAGATCGCTTTAAACGACCTCTACGACCTTTCTAGGTACGAGTTGGTCCCTTACTATATGAATTTCCAAAACATCCGTATGATCGAAGAAATATTAGTAGGAAAGCAGAGATTAAGATACAGCAGACATATTAATCAAGTACATGTAGATATGGATTGGGATAGACTTAATGTTGGTGATACAATTGTTGCTAAAGCATATAGAGTCATAGAACCAGATACATATACTGATGTCTATAAAGATAGGTGGCTATTACGTTATGCAGCATGTTTAATTAAATTACAATGGGGCACAAACCTTATCAAGTATGAAGGTATGCAGCTTCCAGGAGGAGTTCAGTTTAACGGTCAGAAATTATACGACGACGCATTTGCCGAAAGACAACAGCTAGAAGAAGAGATGGCAACAAATTACGTATACCCACCAGAAGATATGGTAGGATAATATTATGCCGACAAGGAATTTATTTTTCAATAACTTTGAGAGTCAATCAGAGAAAGACTTAATAGAAGATTTAGTTATTGAATCAATCAGCATATATGGAATAGATGCTTACTACATGCCTAAGAAGTATGTTGAGTATGATAACCTATATGGTGAAAGTGATCTTGCAGTATATGATGACTTCTATACAACAAATATGTATATCAATACCGTTGAAGGTTTTGGTGGAGAAGGAGACTTCTTATCTAAGTTTGGTGTAGAACAAAGAGATACAATGACAATGTCAGTAGCTCGTAGATCATTTGAAGAAGATGTCGGTGGTGATCATTTAGCTAAACTATCAAGACCAAGAGAAGGAGACTTAATCTGGTTTCCTCTTAACAAAAAATTATACTCAATATCATTTGTAGAACACGAACCAGTATTCTATCAGATGGGTGCATTACAATTCTATGAACTAAGATTAGAAATGTTTGAGTATAGTAATGAAAGATTCAATACAGGTATTGGTGAAATAGATAAACTAGAAGAGAACAGATCAATGGATATGTTCTTAAAGTCTCAATTGTTAATGGATACAACAGACAGAATACCATTACCTATTCATATAGAAACAGGTGATAGAGTATTGTTAGATGGTATAACAGAAAACGATCAAGATGTAATTACAGATAGTGAGAATACATTCTTAGAAACTCAAGCAGATAACTTTATTGACTTTAGTGACGCAGATCCATTTAGTGAAGGAGGCTCGTTCTAATGTTTGGACATGACTTTTATCACGAATCTATAAGAAAGTATATTATCTTATTTGGTACTTTATTCAATGACTTACATATTAAAAGAAAGAATGAAGCAGGTAATACTATACAAAAAATAAAGTGTCCACTTACATATGCACCAAGAGAAAAGGTAACAGCAAGGTTAGAACAGAACCCAAACTTAACAGAACAACAATCAATACTACTTCCTAGATTATCATTTGAGTTAGTAAACTTAACATATGATCCAGCAAGAAAATTAAACACAGTAACAAAACTCGTAAAAGATCCTAATACTGGTAACAAAGTAAAGAGAGTATTCAATCCAGTACCATATGATTTATCATTTGATTTCAATATGTTTACTAGATATGCAGAAGACTCAACACAGCTGCTAGAGCAGATTGTTCCTTTCTTTACACCAGAATTCACAGCAACTATTAACCTTATTCCAGAAATGGATATCAAGGTGGATGTACCAATTGTACTAAATAGTTTAAGCTCACAGGATGTTTATGAAGGTGATTTTGAAACTAGAAGAGCGTTAATATGGAATTTGTCATTTAATATGAGAGCATACTTTTATGGTCCTCTTAATGATCAAGCGGTCATTAAATCTGCAAATACAAACTTCTATGTCCCACATGCCAATGGTGCATTTGGAAACGCAGTTGCAACTTCAGTTAAACAGAAACCAGGAATGCTAGCGAATGGCAGTCCTACAACTAATAGTAGTTTAACTGTAGCTTCTAGTAGCATTTTTGCTAACAGCGACTACGGAGTTATAACAGATTTTGAGGATTATTTTGATGGATCAAGCTAAGAAAGATAAAGACCCAATAGCAACAGCATTAGACGTAACGCCTATTGAAGGTGAAGTTGTGCCAATAGATAAAGAAGTTAATCCAGAAATGGAGAATGATTTCAAATATGCTAGAGAGAACTTATACAATATTATAGAAAGAGGTACTGATGCTCTTAATGGAATAGTTGATCTAGCTCAACAAAGTCAACATCCAAGATCATTTGAAGTAGTAGCAGACTTAGTAAGAACATTATCAACAGCAAACAAAGACTTACTTGATCTACAAAAGAAAATGAAAGACCTACAACCAGAAGAAAAGAAAAATCAAAAAGTAACAAACAACTTATTTGTAGGAACAACTAAAGACCTTACTGATTTATTAGAAGGTGGGGCAAGAAAAATTAAACCCAAAAAATAATGACTGATCATTACCTAGGAAATCCAAAGCTAAAAAAAGCTAACATACAGATTGACTTCTCTGAAGAAGAACTTCAAGAGATAGTTAAGTGTAGTAAAGATGTAAAATACTTTTGTGAAAATTATATAAAGATAGTTAACATTGACGAAGGTCTCATACCATATGAACCTTATGACTATCAAACTAACATTATGAGAA